CCCTCCACACCGCCAGAAAAAATTAAAAAACCGGGAAAGAAATATCCTCGAATCCTTCTCTCAGATGAGGAAAAGGGAAAGCTCATAACTCGATATGAGGAAGAGGGCTTATCCATTGAAGATGGCTTAGAGCGATTTGATGGCTGGGCTGAGGATAATCCTGGCAAGTTCAAAAAGAAGAAATCTCACTACAGGTGCTTGCTCGGCTGGGTGCTTGATGCCTGTATTGAAGCCGAAAAGAGAAGGCTGGATCTTGAACGCTCCAGAACTTATCTCGCTAATGCAGGGAGGCGCTAATGTTTCCCAAAAGCTTGCAGGATACAATTTCTCATTTACTCCACACTCAAAGCCGTCTTCGAGATGATGACAGAAGGCTAACAGCAACAGTCTGGGCTCAAGTCATTAAGAAAATCGGAATCAATCCCAGAAAGATGACCGGCTTGGAATTTCTTACTCTCTACGCTGAAGGGGAGATGCCACATGCAGAGAGCATAAGACGCACAAGGCAGAAGCTACAAGAGAAACACCCAAACCTTCGAGGCCAGCGATATGAGGAAAGGCAGCAAAAGCTTGAGCCTGAAGTAAGAGAAGTTATGAGGGCATGGAAATGAATCTAAAAGAAAGCGCATATCTCGACACTGTTTTGCCGGAGCATCAAAAAATCTCTGAAGCTCCAGATCATGAACCGCACATGGAAAGCGAGGAAGCAAGGACGCTCTGGCTCTTAGAAGAAAAAAATAAACTCTACAAAGCAATTGATGCAGCTGGGAATGTAATTCTTATGCAGAATCCTCTTTGCTGGAAAATAGAAATCAGGGATGGGCTCCAGTATGCAATTAGGCCAAAGCCGAGAATTGTGATGAAAGCAGATTTTTCGAGCAGTAAAAAAAATAAAAACAGGGGAGATATATTCTGATGATTAATAAAGTAACGCTACTTGGACATGCTGGAAAAGATGCAGAAGCAAAGCAGGGAAAGACGGGGGCTTTTGCCGTGTTCTCTTTAGCCACCGGGACAAAAGAGAAAACTCAATGGCATAATGTGATTGTAACAGGGCAGCAGGCAGCTATGGCGCTTGATATGATCAAAAAAGGCTCTCTTGTCTATCTTGAAGGTGTGATCTCTTACACCAAGCAAGAAGATAAGCATTTCACTAATATCTTTTCCAATTTCTTCAGAGTTCTAAACAAGGGGGCAAGCAGTGGCCAAGAAAGCAAGCAGGCACAAGCAAAAGAGGCTGATAGTTCGGGAAATAGCCAGGGAGGATTTGAAGATGACGACATCCCCTTTTAGTGACCTAGAAAAGCTTGAAGCCATTATGCTGGGGCAGGCTGAAAGGCTTGCTGAGGCAGAAGATAGAATTGAAGTTCTCGAAGAGTTGTTAGTGAGAAAAGGTGAAGCCATCAAACAGCTAGAAGATGCCTTTACAAAAGTAAGTGTTTTTTTTGCAGACATAATATCTGGGGAGGTAGTGATTCAAGTAAGTGCAGATGATGGTGTATTCGATGAAGCCCTTGAAGAGTTGTTAGTTCAAGGAAAGGACAAACTCAATTGACTAAATATAAGGCAAAACCAACATGGGTGGATGGAATCAGATTTGCATCAAAAGCGGAGAGCGAGAGATATCAATTTCTAAAGATTCTCCTGAACACAGGGGAGATAATGAAGCTGGGACTACAGCCGAAATTTCCTCTGTACAGCAAAAGCGGAGAGAAGATTGGAAACTATATAGCCGACTTCATCTACGAAACACCAGAAGGAAAAACGGTGGTAGAGGACGTAAAAGGCGTAGCAACTCCAATGTATCGCTGGAAAAAAAAGCACTTTCTAGCGGATTACAAGGAGCTACATTTTGCAGAAATAAAGTGCAAATAGTTGACGATGAAGAATATGAAAACCTTTTGCCAGAAAAGCAGATGATCTCTGCAATCATTCAGAGAGCTTTAACAGATGCCACAGCTCCGAGTGAGCATTTGGATGTGAAATATCACCACAAAAAAGATGCACTTTACTGGCTTTTTGATGATGGCCGGGCAGCTCATGCGCCTTGGGGCTTTAAGTGGTGCGCTTTTATGCTGCTTGATGAGGGCTATGAAAGTTTTGTGGAAAAGACGAGAGCAAAGGCAATGGAGTATTCTGATCGGGATACAAGAAATATTCTTGCTCAACTAAGTTTACCGATTGTGTGAAACACTGAAGGAGAAAAACATGAAAAAGGTAATTGTTGCAGCACTTGTTGCTGGTTTTATTGTCGGTTGTGGATCTGATGGTGATAGTGATGCTCAAGGAAGTGTGAGCGTTAATGGAGATGGCAATGAGGTTTTTGTTGTCGATGGCCAGTTCGATGACTGCTCAGGTAATTTCTTCAGATTCATAACTCACAGAGATAGCTTTTCACAAGAGTTTTCTGTTTGCGCTGACGGCCCTGGGGATCAGGATTGTGAGGATTGTTTTGATGATGAGTATCTTCAAGCAAATGGATATTTGAGCAATGAGGGGTGCGTTGAGGAGAGAGTTCTCAGGGGTGAATGTGGCTCAGAGCAGCTAATTGCTCAAGCTCAGGCTGCTGCTGAATCTGAATAAAAACATTGACATCTTGTATAATAAAGAATACAGTGAATCATACTGAAAGGGGGCTTTATGTCTTGGCAAATAATCAACGGCAAAATCGGAGAGTACACCGGAGTGACTTACACACTACCACTAGGCTTTTATTGTGAGAGTTACTTTCCTGAGCAGGATTTAGACTACATGCTTTCAGTTATTGATGCTGGTGGTGATATGGGTATGAACCTTGTCTATCTCCGCATCGGTGACGATGACGCCACAAGGCGCTTAGTTGAAAGAGCAGTCTCCTACGGCATGAAGATAGGTGTGGAACCTAATGGTCCAACAGATGAGCGAGCCATTGAGATAGTAGGCAAAGAGAACGTAGCTTTTATCTTGAATCAGGATGACCAGGAAAACAAAACTCTCATTGAGTGTGAGACTCGCTACAACGACCTCAAACAAGCTTTCCCTGACATCCCTATTTACTCTACTGGCTACAAGCTTGATGCTGCCTCACAGGAAAAGAGAGCCTTTGCAGACATATCAGCACAGCAGGCATACCACACAGGGCAGGCTCCTGATGTAACAGCTTTCTGCTTTGAGAAGTACACAGAGGCAACAGGAATAGCACCAGTAAACTTCGCAAATCCTCAATGCTACATCGGCTATGAGAACACACCACCAACAAAAAAACAGATCGTGGAGTTTGGTTTGACTGCTCTTCTCCGGTGCAAGGGCTTGCTCTGGTACTCATTTTATTACTGGGACCACAAGACCAACACACGAACAATCGACATCTTGAATGAACCCGAGTGGCTGGATAGTGTGAGGATTGTTACTAAGTTTGCAAGAGATAATGAAGCTTTGTTTTTGGGGGAGTGATGTACTGTCTTGAACTGATAATTTTTGTAGGTGTGATGTCGTTTCTCTTCGGATTTATGATTGGCATTCGAATAGAAACCGAGAACAAGGAGAAAGATGATGAGTGACTACAAAGCGATGTACCACAACCTGCAGAAGCTCTTTCACTTCCAACAAGAAGATAATCAGAAGCTTCGCAAGGCTCTGGAGACATTGAAGTGTCTGGCAGAAGACTCGCTTGACATTGAGAAATCATACAACCTAACAGCAACAGATGTGCTGGCATTGGTAGAGCTGGAACTAAAGGAGAAAGATGATGAGTGAGGGAGAGAAGGAAATAGCTAAACTACAAAAAGCGGACATAACTTATGATGAGTATGAACATGAACTTTCTTTGGAGCTTTGGGAAGGGAATAGAAAAGTGACGTTAATAGCAAAGCCAGAGTGCGCAATGAAAGTTTCAGGCTCTTCGATACATAATGACATAAAAGAAGTTGAGATTGACGCAAGGAAAGATTTAGTAGATGTGCTTCGCTGGCTTTATGGCGGAGAGAAAAATTAAGGAGGGCGAGTGATGGGAGAGAAGGAAAAGCGGTTTGCTGATGCAATAATAGAAATAGAAAAAGAACGTCATGCGAACATGTTTGATGAGAGAGTAACGCAGTCTGATACTATTAGTAATATCGAAAATATTATTGGTCAGGTAGTCGACGAAGCGATTGATTACGAGAATCTTAATTCTCAATTAGTAGGAAGGGATAATAAGGATTGATATGGATGAGCTAGAGCAACAATACGAAACGCACATGAGAAACTGTAATCGCTATTTGGATATGATGAGAAGAAGCGTCGAGAAGTATGGAGAAAATGCGGTAGCAGATTCAATCTCTGAAAAACTAAGGAGAGAAGAAGAAAAGTTAAACGAGGTCACAGAGGAGATTCATAGGCAAGTAGATTTAATTAGTAAACCCTAGATTACGAGTACAGGGAATCTAGTAAAGAAAAGGAGTGAGATGAGCAACTGGATTAAATGCAGCGAGAGATTGCCAGACTTGAATAGTGATCTAATTTTATTCTATGGAAGATTAGCGTCGGCCAAAAGCCGTGAGTTTGTTGTTTCAGGCTACTATGAAATTGATGGAATCTTTCGAGATATTGAATCTTCTGAATATGACAATGTAACCCACTGGCAGCCACTTCCAGAACCGCCAGAGGATGAGGACAGGAAGGAAGGTGAATGACTGATGGCAAGTAGTTCAATTGGTAGAACGCTTCACTGTTAATGAAGTTGCTTTTGAGGGGAGCCGAACAGGGCGGACGGGCTGGTTTGTTAAACCAGATATGGTGGGTTCGATTCCCACCCCCTCAGTTTTGGAGATATTATGGTTAAATGCCCACTAAAGCTGAAGCTCAAAGACTTGCGTTATAAGTATGGCGAATCTGCTAAGGAGTATTTTAGGGAGCATTACAAGTGCGAGTCTTGTGGAGAGGATAGACTTGCAGTTCTTACGCTACACCACACAAAAGGCAAGAAAGTAGAAGAGTATCAAACTCTTTGTTTTAATTGCCACATGCTCATACATTCTAAGACGCCAGAGCATACGGCTGAAATGAGCATAAGAAAGGACACTAAGAGGACGTTAAAGAGTGAGGCTATAAGAGTTAGAAACATTAAGATTAAGCAGATGGTAGACGATGGGATTTCTTACAGGAAAATAGGCGAGGTATTTGGGATTAGTCATACTATGGTTTTTCACATAGTAAAATAAGCCCTGCCTTGCCAGTTTTCTTTCAACACACAAGACAGCTAGTATAATATAATGTACAATAGAGCCCATGATTAAGGGCTTTAATATCTCCACATGGCATCATCCAGGCACAGCAAAAGCATGGATAAAAGAAGCATCCCAGATGGGTGCAAACACAATAAGATATCAGATCACACCTTCAAATCTTCTTGTCTTACAGCACAGGCAAAGCTATCTCGATTTCATAAATGAAAGCATTGATGACCTTTTAGAAATCATAAACTACTCAGAAGCAAACAGAATCCCTGTTAAATATATAATTGATCTCCATGCTCCATTTAGAGGCTTAAACGAAAAAGGCCAGCACTATTGCCTCACAGACCGAGAAACTAGAAAGCTCTGGAGAGAGGATCTAAGGCTCTTAGCTGACGTATTTGAGCCCTTTGACTCAGTAAAGGCTTTAGAGTTCATAAATGAGCCCCACACCTTCTCCAATAAAAGATGGGCAAGGCAAGCAAAAGTGGAGGTATCAAGAATCCGCAAATACTGGAAAAAGCAAATAGTTGTTCCCTGCCACAACATAGGCCCAAAAGAGATTGAGGACTTAGAGCCACTGAGACGCAAAAAGATTCTTTACACTGCCCACATGTACTCACCTTTTGAGATAACTCATGCAGGAATATACAAACCAATAGACCTTCCCTTCCCAGCTCTTAAGCTAAAGAAAAGACTCTCAGAGCTTCTTGCCTGGAAGCAAAAGCACAGAAAGCCCCTCTTTGTTGGAGAGTTTGGATGCGTGGATCTGGCAGGGGCAGACATGCAGAGACGCTATATCTCAAGATGCGCTAAAATCTTTAACAGGAACAGAATAGGATGGTGCCTTTATCCCTGGAAGGATAGGCACATATGGAATTATGAAAGCTCTGGAGTTATCAAAGAAATCAAAAAGTATTTCTAGGAGGAAATTTCTCTCTTTCTCAACTCTGCTCATAGCACCAAAGCCCACAAGAGAAGTTCTGCATCTTCGATACTGGAGAAAGCTATGAGTAGCCCCCTCTTTGATAGACTTCCACCAGATAGAAATCCTCTGACAAACACAAACATAGAAAGGCCCAAAGCATTAGCGGATCTCATGCGCTGCTTCTCATCTGGCTTTAATTTGGGGCGCTTAGGCTACACAGCAAAAACAGCTCTCTCAGTATGTCAGCACTTCGAGGATGATGTGGGCTGTGATGAGTGGGCTATCTGGGCAAAAGCTGGATACATATACGGCAGAAGCCAAAAAGATGACGGCTCTCCCAGATTCTCAACAAATGAAGCCATTGAGGACTGGATAAAATACAGGGAAACCGGGCAAAGTGAACACAAGCAAATCCTCAACGAAAGATTTGAAGTCTGATTACGGAATAGGAATCCCCTGGCTCTGGCAACTCCCTGCAACTCATCCCTTTCATGAGTCAGCTCTCTGGCATGATAATCAATATGATAAAATGCTTGCAGGCCAGCAAGATAAGACTCTAATAGAAATAGACAGGCAAATGCTCAGCTATTTCCTTGAAGATGCGGGAGATTCTCTCTTCTACAAAGTTCAAGCTTATGCCTTCTTTGCCATAGCCCATGCCTGGGGCTTAATCAGATGGAAGGGCAAGAAATACTAAGCAAAAGCGAGACAGCAAGCCCTTTTATTTCCTAAAATACACACAAGGAAATAGGGAATGGCTAGGCTGATGCTCTTACTTGCTGTTTTGTTTGCTGTATCTTGCATACAAACTGCCCGGAAAAAGCATACTCCATCTCTCTCTCCAATGCCGATTAAGATCCAGCGAATCGAGCGTGTAAGTCTTTAGCCTGCCATCCCCTTTATTTTCAGTCACTTAGCAAAAGGGTACAGGCTATAAAAAAATGGAAGTATTTCAGCAAGATATATCAAAGCTAAAGCCCTATGAGTTCAATAATAGATCTCATCCAGAGGAACAAGTTGAGAGGATAGCTCACTCAATAAAATAGTTTGGATTCAATCAGCCTTTAGTGGTGGATGTTCAAGATAATATCATTGTGGGGCATGGAAGATTCCTGGCAGCAAAAAAGCTCGGGCTCTCTCACGTTCCTTGCTTGATGATTGATGAGCTCACAGATGAGCAGATAAGAGCCTACAGAATTATTGATAATAAACTCCAGAATGATAGCTCATGGCTGCTCAACAATCTTGAGCTTGAACTTGGATGGCTTGAGGATAATGACTTTGATTTAGAGAAATACGGCCTCGATGACTTACAGGATCTCTTTCCTGAAGATGAGCCAGAAGTTGAAGAGGATGATTTTGAAGCTCAGGAAGATGAGAGTGAGCCATATATCAAGCTTGGAGATATGATTGAGCTTGGTAGGCATCGGGTGTTGTGTGGTGATAGCTGCACAGATTGGTTTGAAGATATTGAGCCTGTTTTGATGGTAACAGATCCGCCTTATGGTGTTGAGTATTCAGCAGATTGGCGTGATGAGCTTCTGAATGAATCTAATAGAAGCATCGGAAAAGTTTCAAATGATGAGCGAGTAGATTGGACTGAGGTTTATAAAGCTGTAAATGCTCAAGTTGCCTATGTCTGGCATGACGGGCGAAACGCAGCAGAACTTTCAAAGAATTTACAAGATTCAGGCTATGAACTTGTGTCACAGATAATATGGGCCAAGCCTATGTTTGCCATAAGTCGAGGTGACTACCATTGGCAGCATGAGCCTTGTTGGTATGCTGTCAAGAAAGGCAAGAATCATAACTGGCAAGGCAGCAGGAGCGAATCAACTCTTTGGAAGATAGAAAGAGGCTGTAAAGACAAAACAGGCCACAGCACAGAAAAGCCTTTAGAGTGCATGGCAAAGCCAATAAAGAACAACACAAAGCAGGGCGATATAGTTGCAGATCCATTTCTCGGCTCAGGCACAACACTGATAGCCTGTGAGCAGCTAAACCGAACATGCTACGGAATAGAATTAGAGCCTAAATACTGTCAAGTCATAATCGAGAGATACAAGAAGCACTGTGAGGATAAGAAAAAGCCTTTTGAGTGCAAAATAAATGGTGAGGCTTTCGATGGCGCATAAACCAGATGACAAGCTAAGAGCCTGGGTGAGAAAGAGAGTGCTGCTAGGTACTCCCTTTGAGGAAATAGCCAAAGGCATAGGGATAAACTTCAGAACGCTTAAAAAGCACTATGAAGAAGAGCTAAAGTTTGCTGATGAGGCAAATGCTAATGTCAAAGGAATGCTTTACAAGCAGTGCATGGATGGGAACACAGCAGCCATCATATTTTGGTGCAAGACCAAGCTGGGCATGAAAGAGACAGAAAGGAGAGAGCTTACAGGGGCAGATGGGAAAGCATTAAACCTTAACCCTGTAGCACTACCACCATCAATCTCAAGAGAGGAATGGCTTAAAACCTATGCTCAGGGAATACCAGAGGAAGAGGGAGAAGATAATGGCTCATAAAGCAATAGAACCTGAGACACAGGAAGAGGCTCATATTGACTATCAAGAACACCAGAGGCGACATGAAGAGCTTAAAAAGTTGCTGCTTGGCGTAAAGCGTGAAGAGCTGAGCAGGGAAATAATAAAGATGATTCTTGGGCTCTGTCTTGGGATAGCAGGCTTTTCTCTCTTGTTTGGTTTCGCTGATTGGAGGGTTGCTCTTGGTATATTCCTTGCCATTTGGGGCAATAATTACAGAGGATGAGTCACATCTGGGCTCCACAGCCAGGGCCACAGCTTGCAGCAATAGAAGCCAAGTGGATAAATGAGCTTTTCTACGGTGGCGCTAGAGGTGGTGGCAAATCTGATTACCTCTTAGGCGATTATCTTCAAGATGTTTTTAAGTACAAAGAGAAGTGGCGTGGGCTTCTTGTTCGTCAATCCTACCCAGAGCTAGAAGAGCTAATTGCTCGCTCGCATGATCTTTATCCACCAACAGGGGCGGTCTGGGGAGAGCAAAAGAAAACCTGGACATGGCCTAATGGTGCTTTTATGCGGATGCGTTCAATAGAGAATGCAAGAGATGCTAAGAAATTGCAGGGGCATCAGTATTGCGTAGCAGTCGGCACCCCCATATTAATGGCAGACGGCTCAGCAAAGGCTATCGAGGAAATAGTAGCAGGGGAGTATGTTCAGACCCTAGAAGGCGCTAAGCCAGTTATAGCTTCAATAGCTCCATATGAGGCTGAGTGTGTAAGGGTGAGCAATGCGAAGGGCGAGCAAATCAATCCTTTCTGGCATCCGATTTTAACCGTCGAGGGTTGGCAGTCGTACGCATCTCTTCTGGATAACGATTCCACAAAGTCTGAAGAGGGATTTCAAGAATGCGGCAAGCATCCTTCCTTGAGTGTTTCCGCAAGACTTTTAGAACGTGATCAGCAGTTGGGTATTGCCGATATTCGTGCCGCCAAGAAATCTTGTGATGCTTACAGCAGCTGTGGATTGTTTGATGAGAGCATTTCAATCGTCGAGAGGCTTCTTTCAAACTTATTTTGGGATTGCTTGCACATTTATAAACAAGCTGCACAAAATCATTATCATAAATCTTGGCCGACTCTCTTTGGTGTTTCACCATATGCTCTTGCTGGTTCTGTACCAGCTCAAGGTTCTCAATGTCATTATTCTGCTTATTGCCATCTCTATGATGCACAACTTCCTCTGGGAGTAAGAACCTACCAAGAGAAATCTCAAGGAAAAGGCGGTGCTGTAGCACCATCCCTCTTTTGTTACATGATGGATGCTCTGGGCAATATTCCATCAAATAGCCATCAGATCGAAGAACAACATGAGTATCACCATCCTTATACCGGAGAGGTGAGGAGAGCGAGCGAGGGTAGTATTTACGACTCATTTGAAATGGCCCCTTGTGGCGTTAATCTAGTGGCGGACATACAGGTAAAAGATGCTAATCATTATATTACCGCAAATACAGGCATTGTAAACAAAAACTCATGGATTGGCTGGGATGAGCTACCTCAGTGGCCTGATGATAGAGCCTACAGGATGCTATTTGCCTGTAATCGTTCTGCAAAGGGAGTGCCAGAGAAGAGAATCAGAGCAAGTGGAAACCCTGGAGGCGTGGGGCATCATTGGGTGAAAAACAGATTCATTGACGCAAATCCTTTAGGCTTTCAGATACAAAAAGAGCAGCTAAGAAACGGAATCTGGGAAAGGCTCTTTATTCCTGCAAAAGTCTGGGACAACAAGATACTGCTCAAAAACGATCCAGATTACATTCAAGCCCTGGAAATGGTTGGCTCTCCTGAGCTTGTCAGAGCATGGCTTGAAGGCGATTGGAACGTAATTACAGGGGCGTATTTCCCTGAGTTCTCAACAGATAGACATATTATCAAGCCCTTTGAGATTCCCCCTCACTGGTTCAGAGTGTTCTCTCATGACTGGGGCTCAGCTTCTCCATTTGCCTCTATCTGGGGCGCTGTATCAGATGGAGACTGCAACATACCAGCAGGGGCACTAGTCATATACAGAGAGCTCTATGGCGCATCAGGGCCAAATCAGGGGCTAAAGATGCAGAACAAAGACATTGCAGCCATGACTCTCTCAAAAGAGGCTAAGAATGAGAAAATATCTCTTCGAGTAGCTGATCCAGCATGCTTTCACCAGGATGGAGGCCCATCAATAGCTGAAGATTATAGAAAAGAGGGCTTAACAGTAAGAGCAGCAGACAATAAGCGAGTCCCTGGATGGCAGCAGATAAGGGGGAGGCTTATAGGGCAAGATGACAGGCCCATGATCTATTTCTTCGACACTTGCAAGGATTTAATCAGAACTTTACCAGCTCTCCAGCATGATGAGCGAAAGCCTGAAGATGTGGACACAGAGGGAGACGACCACTTAGCTGATGCGTTAAGATATATGGCGATGAGTCGGCCATATATGAGGCCAAAACCTGTTGAGGAAAAGCCAAGATACCTTAACAAGATGACCATCAATGAGCTTTGGGCAAATAAGGGCAGCAGAAGAAAACCAGGCAGGATTTAGATGGAACAAGATGACGGTGCAGTAGAGCAGCTATCAGAGGAAGAAAAAAAAGATGATGGCATTGTTCGAGTCTGGCTTGATAGAATCAAGATGGCCAGAAAAGAGGCTTCCTCATGGCGTGAAAGATGCCGAAAAATCAAAAAGAAATATAAGGATGAAGATTCTGATGATAGTGCATACAAGCGCTCAGCAAGGATAAATGTTCTCTGGAGCAATGTTCAAACGCTTCAGCCAGCTCTTTATTCCAGAACACCAAAGCCTGAAGTGCGCAGGCGCTTTATGGATAAAGACCCAATAGGGAAGGCAGCAGCAGAGGTGCTTGAAAGAGCTACAGAGTTTGCTCTTGATGCCTATGATTTTGATTCTGTAATGAGAAGAGTCAGAGATGATTATCTGCTCTGTGGAATGGGCGTTGCTCGGGGCTTCTATAAGCCTGTAATTGAGAAGTCTGTTCAAGAGATAGAGGATGAATATGGGGATATCTCCTATGAAGAGAGTGAAGAGGTTACTTATGAAGAGGTAACTTGTGGATACGTTCATCCTGATGATTTTAATTGGAGCCCAGCTCGTACCTGGGGGGAAGTGACATGGGTTAGCTTTGACTCTTATATGAGCAGAGATGAGCTAATTGATCGCTTTGGTGAGGAGATCGGCAGAGATATTGAGCTTGATTACACTCCCAGCAATATAGACAAAGAGACAGCAGACAGGCCTAAGGGTGAATATTTCAAAAAAGCAAGAGTCACTGAAATCTGGGATAAAGAGACTCGTAAAGTTTATTGGGTGGCTGCTGGTTACCCTTATGGCCCACTTGATACGCAAGATGATCCGCTAGGGCTTACAGATTTCTTTCCCTGCCCAAAGCCATTATTTGCCACACAAACCAATGATACTCTTATCCCTGTTCCTGATTATGCGCTTTACCAGGATCAGGCAAGAGAGCTTGATGAGATTACAGGCAGGATTGATTGCTTAGTTAAGGGCTTGAGGCTTGCAGGGGTATACGACGCATCATGCGAGGGGCTTCAAAGGCTTGTTGAGGAATCAGCAGAAAATGAGCTCATTCCTATTGAGAATTGGCCACAGTACGCCAAAGAAGGGGGGATGCAGGGCACGATTCAATTCCTTCCTATAGGCGAGGCAGCACAGGTGCTTCAGGTGCTGTATGACGCAAGAGACAGGGCTAAGGCTGATTTGTATGAAGTAACTGGAATGAGTGACATTATTCGGGGCGCTTCAAATCCAAATGAGACAGCTACAGCTCAGCAGATTAAGGGGCAATTTGCCACTTTAAGACTTTCAGATAAGCAAGCAGAAGTTCAAAGATTTGCCAGGGATTTAATAGCAATCAAGGCAGAAATCATTGCAGAGCAATTCTCTGAAGAGACTCTAATGCTCATGGCAGGCACAGACATGCTTGCTCAGACTGATCAGGGGGTAGTGGTAAACTTTGAGCAAGTGGTGGAGCTTCTTCGCTCAGATGTCATGAGGGCTTTTAGAGTTGATATTGAGACTGATTCGACGATTGCCATTGATGAGCAGATGGAGAAGCAGGCAGCTACTGAATACCTAGCATCTGTCGGGCAGTTCATGAATCAGGGCTTTCCAATAGCACAGCAATTCCCTCAGATGGCAAATTTCATGATGGAGGCAATTTCTTCAGTATCAAGGCGCTTTAATTTTGGCAGAAGCTTAGAGGCTTCACTTGATCAGGGGCTAGAAGCTATCAAGCAGCAGGCAATGATGATGCTCCAGCAGCAACAGCAGGCAGCTAATCAGCCACCACCACCAGATCCGAAGATGGTCAAAGTGCAGCAAGAGGGGCAGGCAGCTCAGGCCAAGATGCAGATGGATATGCAGATAAAGCAATCTGAAATGCAGATGAAGATGCAGGAGAAGCAGGCTGAAATGGCTCTCAAGCAGCAGGAGATGTTGGGGCAATTACAGCTTCAGGCTGATAAGATTCAGAAGGAAATGCAGCTCAAAGCAGCTGAGCTTGCAAGAAAAGGTGATCTGGATACAGCAGCTGATCTAGGAGTTCCATTTATTCCTACTCAGGACAAAGTAACAGAAGTTGAGTTTTATGATGATCCTGTAACTGGCACAAGAAAAGCCAGAGCAGTAACAAGCAGACAGGCGCAGTAAAATGGCAATTACAGTATCAAACCAAAACACCTCCTGGGACGCTGACACCAATGCTGATTACGATGTCACCACAGGGGCAGGCAATGTTGATGCAGGCACTCAGCGAGTAGTTATTGCTTCTGATCAGGCTGAGGTGAGTGTAGCTCAAACGCTACCGACAACCATTAACTCTGGATTAAAGAGTGTAACTACAGCAGGAATAGCAGAGACTCTCGTTGCCTCATCAACTCCCTGTAAGAAAGTTATACTACTTGCAGACCCAAGTAATACCACAAGTCAGATTTACTATGGAGCTTCAGATGTGGATAGCACCACAGGAATGATAGTTTATTCAGCACAAAAAGAAGTGATTGAGATTGATGATGCACAAAAGATTTATGTGGATGTTGGCACTAATGGTGACAGCATCCGTTACATTATACTTACCTAGCGCAGAAGCTCAGAATCCACCCCTGAAAATTTCAGACGAGGGGAGTTTGCAGGGCTTGCCAGTATTTGAGCTTGATTGTTCAGGCACCGGGATCTCGTGCTCTCATTCTGGAATCACTGGAACGATAGCAGTAGACAAGGCCGATTTTTCTAATGACGGCGATACGGCGGGAGCTAACCGCACTTTAGGCAATAATGACAATTTTGATCTTGGTCTTGAAACTGGCGGAATAACTCGCTTGCACGTAGAAGGCGACGGGGTTGGGGCTAGTGCTGGCAATGTTGGGATTGGTACAACTAATCCATCTGCTCAACTGCACACCGTATCAACTACAGAACAGCTAAGACTGGGTTACGACGGCTCTAATTATTCAAGTTTTACGGTTGAAAATGATGGTGATTTATCAATCAAGCAAGGAGCAAGTAATTTCAACTTGAGATTTGAGCAATACGCAATAAGATTTAAACATGGATCTGTCCAGCTTGCCGCATTTACATCAAACGAGGTTTTGATGAATCCAAACGGTACAGATAAGGATTTTAGAGTCAAAACTCAACCTTCGAGCAATTCACTTTTTGTCGAAGGAAGTACCGGGAATGTCGGGATTGGGACAGATAGTCCATCTGCCTTATTACATGTTGCAGGTGATATCTTTACCGACCAATATGCAAACAACGCAGAAAACACTCTACTCGGGATTGAAGCAATGGGCGCAGGGAACAACACCGCAGGGCGGACGGTAGCGATTGGTTTTCAAGCACTCAAAGACAACACAACTGGCGAAAATAATAGTGCAGTGGGTTGGAGAGCTCTGCAAAAAAACACTACAGGATTTGATAACACGGCTATCGGGCGGGATGCCTTGTTTTTCAACGTCTCAGGTGCCCGCAACATGGCACTCGGGTCAAATGCTTTATATTACACTCAATCAGGATTTGATAATGTCGGAATGGGAGCGTATTCGCTATATAATAATACCAGCGGAGTTGACAACGTTGCTGTTGGAACTCGGGCGCTCGATCAGCAAATTGTTGCTAATCACAACATTGGGATTGGCCGTTTGGCGGGCAGGGTGAACGGTGGCGGGGCTTTGATGGGATCTAGCAACGTTTTCATTGGTGATAAAGTGCAAGCTAGTGGAACTTCAGTTACAAACGAAATAGTTATCGGAGCAACTGCAATAGGAAACGGAAGCAACTCGGTTACTCTTGGAAATAATTCAATCTCAAAAACTGTCTTACGGGGCAATGTCGGGATTGGCACGACATCACCAACATCTAAACTTGAAGTTGCTGGTGATGTAAAAATCGATAACGGAGCAACAAGCTGCCTGATGATCCGTGACACTGACGATGCAGGTTGGACTGAATGCTTTGCGCTTGATGGTGTGATGAGCTGCACGGTTGACGCTGATGGGGTTTGTGATGGTGCATAATAGGAGAAGAAAAATGAAAAAGTTGTTTGTGCTGATTTTGCTTTTTTTTGCAATTGATATTGCAGCGCAAGAAGTCCAGCCAGAGGAAGTTGAAGAGGTTACTATTGCGGTCGAGTACAAAGCCCCAAAGAATCTCATCAAAGGCGCAGCGGAGCAACTTGGCTGGACCGGTTATATTGAGGAATTAGAAGAATTCGTTGTCGGATTTGAAGCAGATGGAGTCACAGAGATTTTAGAGAATAGACTTGTCAAAAAAGAGCAGACCTATATTGAGTTTATGGAAAAATACGTCCAAACGCAGATCCTTCGTTTGGTAAATCGGCCTTATTCAGAAATTGCAGAAAAAGACATGAGGGCTCAGCTCATGGCAGTAAAGCAAAAAATAAGTGAAGAAAATGCGCAGCGCTTGAAAATTGTTGTGAGTGAATAGTTTTGATGGGTGAATACTTTTTTAATGTATTGGTTTCAGTTGATCAGTTGATCAATGCATTAACCGCCGGAAATCCAGACGAGACTATTTCCTCACGGACATGGCGAGAGCGGCCAAATTCAAACATGAGAAAGGTTATCGATTTTTTGTTTTCTTGGCATGAAAAAGATCACTGCAGAAAAAGTTATGAAAGAGAATTAGCACGACAAAGGGC